CTCAAGTTCTAGGGAGTCCCATTCTTAGACTGAGAACAAATTTGCGACGTTTTGGCTGGCGTCGGCTCCTTTGGGAGTGCTACTAGAAGCCCCGGATGGAATATTCACGATTTCGTTCGGTAATTCCCACACCCTGTGCTTGTTGCAATGCTGAGGAGCTTAGGTATCTTCAGAATGCGCAAGTGGATTCGGAGGAAGAGCATTTGATTTACGAATTGCCGGTGCCCGGTCATTGTAACAGGTGTAAGAACAATTATGTTAAGAGGAACTATTATGATATTGCGTTTCTTTTGGTTGGTTTCACCATAGTTGCCTCTTATTTCTTTTGTTATCGTTCTATCACTTTGGGATGGATTGCTTTTGCTTATCAGTATTTTAGGCCCAATCCAGATGACCGAGTTGTTAAAATTCCTATTCCTTCTAAGACTGTTGGCACGGTTGAGAGATCAATTCATGCTGCTTCCGTTGCTGCGAAGGGTTCAGAGTTTCGAGCTCATGGGACATTCATCCACCATCTCTCGTTGAGCGAAAGCTACAATGAGAAGCTTAAGCAGTCCTTATGTATTTGGGCTCCTGCGGCTATGATGGCATTTTGGGATAGTAAGGAAGGAGTGTCTCGCTCGTGGTCTGATGGCCGACCCGTCGTTAGCGCCGAACCGCCAGAAACGACCGATACTCACGCTGGAAATCCTGATGTTCAGGATGGTGAGATGAAGGGCACCAGATTGAATGGTGATGAATACGGAGAGGAGAAACGTGTTATCACCAGAGATGCTGAAGAAGGAGATGGTACCCTTGCTTATCAAATCGGGCCAGATTTGATTCCCACTGAAGTTATGGCATCAACCGAGGGCAACTTGAAGTGTGGATTGGCTAAGAGAGTCAAACCCTTGGAATTTAGAGCCAGTAAGAAGCTCACCAAACGTATTGACAGGGCAGTTACGAGCATGATGGAGCATGTCTTCACTGTTGATAGAATCAAGAAGTGGAGAGAGCAGAACCCTGAGTTTGATGAGTTTAAATCTAGGAAGTGGGATTCGCGGCGTTGGAGACATGGTGTTGAGGAGTGTTTGGCTGATACTGAAGCCAACATTAAGCAAGAATTTCAGATTAAGCTTAATGAAGCCCTTCCAGCTAAGGGCAAAGCTCCTCGGCCTATTATCCAATGTGGTGACAAGGCTCAAGTTATGATGCAATTGCCAGTTAAGTGTTTCGAGGAGTTATTGTTCGAAACTTTTGAGATGGCCAGCATCAAGCATTGCCCTAAGCATGAAGCTATGGGCCGTGTTGCCAAACATCTGCGTCAGAAGGATAGATGCACTGTTATTGAAGGTGATGGATCTGCTTGGGATGCTTGTTGCAATGCCACTATTCGAGGGATGACTGAGAATAGGGTTATCAAGCATATTATTGATGTTCTTGGTGAGGATCCTGAAGTTCCCAAGACGTGGATGGATGCCGTTTTGAAGGATATGAGTAAATCAGAAATCCGAGGCAAAGCGAAGGTTGAAGGACGTCGACTAGTTTCTGCCATTCGGGTTATGATTGACTCTATCCGCCAATCTGGTCATCGAGGAACCAGTTGCTTCAATTATTTCATCAACCTTATTTGTTGGATTTGTGTTTTGGCTGAAAATCCAGAGGATGTTATTAAGGGCTTTGTTTATAATCCCAATGAACCTGTTTGGTATAAATCGGTTATTGATGGTTATTGGTATAAGCTCAAGTTTGCCTTTGAGGGTGATGACTCGGTTTTGAGCACCACTGAAAAGGTTAATGGTGATGAAATTGAGGCTTGTTGGACTTCGATGGGTTTCAGGATGAAACTGGTCTATGTTGAAGAGAAGATGACTTTCACAGGATTTGATTTCTTATGTGATGGTTATGGACCAGTGGGTGCATTTTGTCCTGAAATTCCGCGCAATATTGCGTCATCTTCGTGGACTTGCTCCAATTTGGTTAAGCAGGATTCTTCGAAGGTAGGTGAGGTCGGTTTATCTGCGATGTATGCGCGAGCTGAGAATTTTAAGGATTGTGGGCCCTTGTGCAATTATTTTGCACAGTTGGGCCTTGCGCATGCTAGAAATTCTGGCGATACAGGGCTGGGAGAAGACCAAGCTGTTCAGCTTGGTGTGCAAGAAACGAATTCAGTAGTTCGAGAGTTGAAGCGTTTGGCCGGAAATGCAGATATTTTGGATGACAAGATGCGCAAGTTGGTTAAGGTTGTTGTTCCTGATTGGACAGATTATTATGAGATGCAGTTGTTATCTTGCGTTTTCGTTGATCCTCTTTGCACAGTTACTGCTAAGAACGTACTTCCTCTGAGCCTTTGGGATCCGAAGAAGTACGAAGCGGCCAGACGTTGATCTTGCATAATTAGCGGCTTTAATTAAATGGGATTTTGAAGGTAACCTTTTGGTTATTCCGGGACTCCCCCCCTCGTTTGTCCGCGAGGGGATTAGAAGACCGTGGGCACCATCATCGGAATTGG